AAATGTCCCAATAATAGTCGGAGTAAAAGTACCTTCCTCATAGTCATTTAGTGCATTAGCAGCAGCAGTATCTCCGTTGAATTGGATGCCACCACTAGCAAGACGAAGATAACCAGCATCTGAAATACGCATACGCTCTGAACCAGCAGTACTAGCAGCAATCGTATCCGCAGCAGGAAACCAAAAGCCTGTGTTTAAGTCACCAAAATTTGCAATAGATGGGGTAGCAGCAGCACCATCTCCAAACGAAGCAATGCCATTAACAGAAAGTAATGCGTCAGGACTAGTTGTACCAATACCTACTAAGCCAGCACTAGTGATACGCATACGCTCGGTAGAATTTGTTGCAAAATACAACGGGAATGCACCAGCTACATCCACAATTCCTACGCTTGCATCAGCATATAAGCTAATGGTAGTTGCGCTACTTTGCGCCTGTATTTGTGATGAAGTAGTGCCAGTAGCCCTTACAGACCTATTAGCAGCATTGCCGCCCGCAGTAGCAGTACCAATGCCCACATTCCCTGACGAATCAATCCGCATACTCTCAACACCACCTTCTGTAAAAGCAATAGTGTCGGCTGCTGGGAAGAAGATACCTGTGTTGGTATCACCTGTAGTAGTAATGGCTGGGTCTGATACTGTGCCAGCAGAGAATGTAGCTACACCTGTTGCGCCTAGCGTAGTAAAGTTACCAGCAGCAGCAGTATTAGCGCCAACAATTCCATCAAAGTTAGCGGCATTGATACGACCACTTACGCCCAGACCGCCTGTGATTACAGCAGTACCCGTAGTTGTTGAGGTGCTTGCTGTTCCAGCCGTAAAGGTAGTAGCGCCATTGCTTGCTAAAGTAGTAAATGCGCCTGTGCTGCGAGTGGTAGCACCAACAGTTGTGTTGTTGATTGAGCCGCCAGTAATGGCAATGCTTGCAGGATTGATGGATGCAGCAGACGCAGCAGCAGCAGTGGCAGAGGCAGCTGCATTGGTAGCACTAGTTGATGCAGCACTAGCTGAGTTAGATGCGTTAGTGGCTGAAGTGGATGCAGCAGATGCGCTGTTAGAAGCGTTAGTCGCTGAGGTACTTGCTGCAGAAGCTGACGATGCAGCATTGGTTTCTGCAGTCTCTGCGTTTGTTTCTGCTAATTCAGCAGCAGTCTCTGCAGTCTGTGCTGCAGTAGCGGAGTTAGCTGCATTAGTAGCCGACGTACTTGCTGACGAAGCAGAGGAAGTTGCACTCGATGCTGAAGAAGATGCAGAGGAAGCAGAGCTTGCTGCAGCAGTTGCTGAGTTAGCTGCGTTAGTTGCTGCAGTTGATGCTGTGCTTGCTGAACCAGCAGCAGCAGTAGCAGAGGCAGCAGCAGCGTCTGCGTCAGCTTGGGCTTCTACAGCGAGTTGTTGAACTAATACTGCTTCGCTAGAAGCGTCATTGACAGCATCGCCTGTACCGCCAGCTCCACGATAGATTCCTATGATATTCTCCTAGATTTTATTTGATTTACGAAGATTCTCTGTAGCTGGAATAACTTTTAAATTCCAAGGTACATGAAGCCCGCATACTGTTTTTCCATTAAGCGGAACAATGTGGTCTACATGATGCTGTTCTGCGGTATATTTACTAAACATTACTGCTAATGAATATTTACACTCCATGTGCAGTTTATGAGAAGCTGTTAACCACTTTGGTGTTGCTTGTACTTCTAAAGCTCTTCTATACGAATTGTAGCTATTTACTTTTGCTCGGTTGTTAACCTGCCAGTTTTTGTAGTTCTTTGACTTCTTATCTTTATTCTTTTCTTGCCAGGCTTTATCGTATACAGCAGCTTTTTCTTTGTTATTTGTTTTCCATTGCTTATTCTTTTCTTTAGAACAAACTTTACAATAACAATGATATCCACTAGCTTTGCGTTTATTTGTATAAAACTCTGTAAGTTCTTTTGTTTGATTACAATTAAAACAATGTTTCATAATATCCTTTTAAAAGTACGCTATATTATAACACACTTTTAAAAAGATGAGAAGCTCTTTCGAGCCTCCCACCTAATTATTTCTTAACCGTTTACAGCAAGAACAAAACCAGTCTCAGGGCGAACAACTTTTACACCATAAAGTGTATCGGCTGTGTAGAGGGTTGATAAATATTCCTGTTTATATTGCGTTTGGCTACGAACACCCATCTGCTCAGCCAACACCATTGTATCACGGTGAGCCAAGATAGCTGCTTTAACATCGCCACCAACGCTGTTGTTAGCGTCAGTTTCGATAACTGGGCAGTTGCTCGATACATAGATGTCGATACCATACAGCTGACCAATCATGCCGTTCTGAACACCACGACCGTCAACGAAGTCGCTAGAATTGTAGCGATCGATGCCCATGATAGCAGCACGGAGTGATGGAGGAACTGCGAAGAAACGACCATCCATTGGGGTATCAGCATCGTCCATGAGCTTGATCAAGGCACGGAAGCCAGCGTCAGTGAATACGTCGCCTGATACAACTGTGTCTTCTGCGTAAGCAGTTAAACCAGAAGAAGAGTCGATGTAATAGCTGGTGCTGTGTGTCCAGTCAGAAGCGTCACCGTTACCGAAAGACTTACCTAATTGAAACAAGGTGTCGTCAATCTTCTTAGCCAAAGCATAGCCAGCATCTTCTGTGTAGAAGCGACGGAGTGATGCAAGAGCTTGAACTTCAACGATGTCCTCGATGAAACGTGAGTACTCAAAGTGCTGGTCGATAGAAACCAGAACTTCAGTTTCTGTATCAGCTTGGATTGTTACAGCTGTGTTAGCTGCCTTAGCAGTTGCTACACCACGAGTTGGCTTAGGAATGTGAAGTACATCACCTTTCTTGCCCTTCATGGTCATCTTGTTAACGAGGTTTGCGAGAACCAAGTTTTTCTTATAAGCAGCTACTACTTCGTCACTCCAAATTTCTGGAATAAACTTATCTGCTTGCGTTTTTGCTACGATCGATCCCGATCCACCTGGGTATGCTGCTGTTGCCATTTTTAATACTCCTAAATAAAATTATAAAATAAAATTACCGAACTCGTCCTTCAGCGTAGGCATTGAGGATTTCATCTGCCATACTCTCGTATCGATTCGGATCTTGCATTCTTAAGCGAATTAAGTCTGCACGACGATATACTGGTTTACCTGTTTCCCCTGTACCACCTTGTTGCACAGCTGCTGCTTTGAGTGCTTTACTGCGACCTTCACTATCTGTCTTCTTCAGTGCTTCATCCGCAGCTTTAGAGGTTTCCTCTTTCTGCTGTCTTAAACCACGCAACGACTTGTAGTTGTCAAGCAGTTCTAAAGCTGAATCAACATCATAGTTATTAGCATCATTGTAAAGACGCTGCCTTACCTTAGACTCTGCAACCCATTGTTGAAAGTCTTCGGACTGTGCTACACTTACAAAATCAGGATGACTCTTTTCAATTACATCTAAGGCTGCTCGTTGAGCTTGAACTGCTTGTTGCTCTTGTAGCTGCTTCAGAACTGGATTAGACTCTAGTGCCTGGTTAATTGCCTTTTGGGGATCTTCAAACCAATCAATCTCTTGTGCTGGTTCAGGCTGCTTGTCGTGCTTGGATTCGAGTTGTTGCTTTAGAAGAGAGTCAGCTAACTTCCGTACTTCACCTACTTCTTGTGCCTGACGACCGATAAGCTTCTCAGCTTCTTGGTGCATACGAACAATCTCATCAAGAGATTTATTCTTATACTTCTCAGGCATTTCAACTTCGTTAGCAACCTCTTCAGTATTATCTACTGTTTGTTCAGTAGGTTCTGGGATTGTACCTTCTTGTTGATTTAAGTCGGTTAGTTCTTCGTTAGATACTTCTTCTTGCAGTTCGATAAAATTAGCAGCCATGTATACTCCTGTCGCAATGCGATTTTAGGATAATTAAAAATAGCTCGGTGATCAAGAGTTCACTTATGAGCCGTGATTTGCATTTGTTTTCCTCTCCACAGCCAGCTTCTCAGCTCTCTGTCTAGCCCACTTCGATGTTGCTGAAGGGTGGTCGCCACTGATTGGATCTAAATAGATCCTCGGTGGGGTGAGGATACGGGTAGCAGTCCCGTCACATACGCTACACTGAACTTCTTTTGTGTCAACATCTACAAAGGATTCAGTGACATGCGAATCTTTACACTTAAAATCGTACATTCGTCTAGGCATTGTCTTCCTCTACTAGGAGCTGCTCATAAACTTCTGTACTAGACTCTCTTAAAGTCTTGATCCAGTTCATGATGGACATTTCGCCCTTCTTGAAGTGGAGTTGTTGTTCTGTTTCTATACCGCCTAAGCGGTCTGTAGCTTCAATCATTACTTCAATGTCTTCTACTAGGTCTTTCCAACCCTGAGTCGACATCATTGCAAATCTATTCTCGTAGTAATCCTGTAATTCTCGATTCATGTTAATCTTTTTCCTTGACTTTGGAGATTAAGTGTGATACAATGTAAATATTATACCACAGTTTTACTCAAAAGTCAAGTACTTTATTGCATTTTTCTTTGCATTTGTATAGTAGCAATACGCTCATTGGACTTAATATCCTCTACTTTGATGAGCTTATCAGCCAGTTTCATGCGCTTCTCAAACTCATCAGCCATAGGATCTTGCGTATTCTTAGAGGCTGCAGCCAATACCTTAGCTTGTACTTCTGCTGGCATTAACTGGGTCTCTACCCCTACTTGCTGTGCTTCAGCTGCTGCTTTAGCTGCTTCAGCCTGTGTCTTCTGTAGCTGAGCCATTGCAGTTTCCATAGCAATCTGTTGCATCTGTACCTGCATTGGGTCTGGTTGCTGTGCTTGAGTCATCTCTTGTAGGGTAGCAATGATTTCTTCACGGTTAGACATACTAGAAGAAGCGATAATACCTTGCAATAGTACTGGAACAATAGGAGACTGAGCACCTAGGGTAGACATCAATCCCATCATCTGCTGCTGTTCGTACTCACGAGCTACCATTCCCATAGTAGAAGTAGGGATAAAGTTAAAGTCTTGTACTGGATAACGCTCAGGATCAAACTGCATGAACCGCCAAGCTGCCTTATTGATGAACGGCATTAGGAAATCTTCTTGGAAGTTGATCAAGGTACGCTTGTTCTTCTTCATTAGCCCTGAGAGAGCCATAGAGAGTCCTGCACCGCTTGCCTCACCACCAGCTACTTGACTAGGCATTGACGCACTGTCGATCGTTCCTGTGGCTTGCAATAGCATTGACTGGAAGTTCTGTGCTGTTTGGAAGCTCTGTGGATCAGTAACACCAAACTTAAACGGCATCATGATCTCAGCAGGATTGCCGTTGACTAGGAAGCTCTTACCTGGACGTACTTCGTACTTAGCACCACGAGGAAGCCTTGTAGCATCCATCGCCATCATAGGGGATGTGGTTAGAGCTAAGGAGTCTAGGTGGCTACGGATCTGAGCATCAATAGCCTTCTGCATATTGTAGCCCTTCTCAGCAGTACCACGACCCCAGAAACGACCTGGCATCGAGTCAGCTTGATAAGCAACAATAGGACGATCCTTCATCATGTAAGGAGAAGCTTCAGCCTTGAGTAAGTACTGGTCATCCGCAATCACAACGATAGCCTCTACCAAATTCTGGTAGTCTTCACCTTTAGAACCTTCAGGGAACAGGTCTACTACTTCGACTCCGTCCTTTTTATCGATGTTCTCAAGGTACTCACGAGGAACTAAACCATAGTAGCGAACAACACGGATACGGTCGTCTTGCTTGTGAGTTACTTCTTGTACTGGCTCTAGCTCCATGTTGGAGTAGCTAGGTGCTACATTAACCTTACGGTATGTGCCATCAACCATGCCCTGTACAATCGTGTAGTAAGGGACATACTCTTCGATAGCAACACCAAGGGAGTCTTCTATGTCTGCTGCGTTAGGGTCAATCAAGAAGTTACGAGGATTAACAGGGTGCAGTTGAACCATGAACTGCTTCTTCTCTTGTACACCAATAGCTGCCATTTCAGTACCAAGGATAGGCTGAGTAGCTGGAGACATCACTGTACGCTCTTCTACTGTAATCTCACCGATACCAGTACCATACAGTTCGCCTAGAAGGATAATGTTATCTAGGGCTTTCTTAACCTTGCTTACCTTGAAGTCTTCATGCATCTGCTGACGCACCAAAGCGATGTCTGCTTGGTTAGGATCTTGACGGTCATCAACGATATCAAAGAACTCACCACGACCAAACACTGCTTCAGATATCTCTGCTTGTTTGGACTCAATGGCTTGCTGCAGCGCAGGGGTAACTAAGCGACTACGCTCAGACTCTCGTGTCTTATCCATAGCATCCCAGATACCACGGAACAAACGCTCATACTCTTCCCACTTGTCTAGGTAGTTCACATCACGATGATCTCGCCATGTATTGCAGTGGTCTACGATAAACGCAATTAAGTCGTTATCCGCATCAGTTTGAATATCTTCTTTAAATTCAGCCATTCTTTAGATTCCTGGTATGGTGGATTGTGGTACAGCCATTTGAAATGGATTAGCTATAGGGGCTTCTTGTTTTGGTAAAAAAATATCAGACTCGTTTAATCCTAATTGCTTTGCTGATTCTACGATTTGCATGTACTTATGTGCTCCTATATTCTCAGGTGTGTTCATGAATAAACCACGAACAACATCATAAGCCATTGGATTGTCTTTCCACTGAGTAGTAGAGTCTCCTGCTAAATCGTTGTATTTGGATACCAACGAGAAGCCAGCCAGAGGATCAGGATTAAACTTACCACCATCCAGTCCTTGATGGGTTACTCTAAATGCTCCTGCTTTTTGCAAGGCATCAAAGTTTAAAGGCATGAAGTCTACTTTTAGATCAGCATTGTCTGAGGTTAAACCCTCAAACTTACTTAAGTCAAACTTAGGATCAGCCATCAATACCCCGCTATAAAGTCAATAGGTTCATAATCATCTTCACCGTCGTCCATGAAGTAACTTGTTACAGCTAACTGGTCGACATAAGATAAAGCATCGATCAAGTCATCGTGTACTTGGTTGGTAGGAAACATCAAGAGCTGATCTACAAACTCTTTCCAGTCCTCATCCTCATTCAGGATTACCTTACCGTGTTCAAAGCGTCCCTGTAATGCCCAGACGATACGCTCTGTTTTATTCTTACCGCCATGCGTTAAGTCTTGAATGGTAGCGTAGGTATTGTTAGATCTCATCAGATCGCTTAGATAGGGCAACACAGCGTTTCTAACTGTGCCTCTCTCCATCCCTACACCGATAGGTTCAAACTCCTTGATGTTCTTTAGAATCCTTGCAGCGCAGTCTTTTACATCCCAACGACCGTGCTCAATCTTCTTTACAAACCAAACACCATCATCTGTGACCTTAACCACAGCAATTGCAGACTCATCCAACTTCTTCTTACGAGACTCTGAATAGTTGGTATTAGTAAATCCCGCTAAGTCGATTGCCAGGTAGTATACCCCATCGCTTGGTTCTTCACCATACTCAATCCATTGTTCTTTGAATAAGTCTGTTCCTGCGTTATCGAAAGAAGCCTCATACTCTTGCTTGAATGAGAAGCTACTTAATGTCTTTCTTGCACCCTCGATCTCTTTAGGATCTATAAGTGGATTGTCTTTTGTAGTAAAATGCCAGGACTTCCATTCATCATCGTCGCCAGTAAGACCCAGGTTGTACATATCGTAGAACCAGTTCCTACCTTTAGGAGTCCCAATAAATAGAGCAGAGCCTTTTTTGTCTGATAACGAAGCACGTAGTACCTTTTCCCATGTTTCACTCTTTACGTCAGCTACCTCGTCAATAACAAGATAGGTTAAACTAACTCCTCGAAGCGTATCAGGGCGATCTGCTCCACGCACATATATCTTTGCTCCGTTGATTAGGGTTATGTCAAGGTTATTAACATGAGAAGACTGTATCACTTCTCTACCTAACTCTAACAACAAGTCCCAAATAATCTGGCGAGCTTGTCCCTGTGTAGGGGCTACATACATTACTGCTGATCCTTGAGGACACTTAAGCCCTTCTACTAACAAAGATACAGCAGATAGCCTACTCTTACCACAACGACGACCTGCGACAATGACCTTAAACCTTGCAGTGTCTTTATAAACTTCCTTTTGCCAAGGCAGCAATTCAAAATTCAAACTAGTCATTATGTCTCTCTAAATACTCCGCTGCCCTTATTAGCAGTTGTGGATTATCTTTAAAATTACCTACTCCGTGATTACAAGCACGACATAAAGCTTCTCTTACTTTACCTGTAGTATGACAATGATCTATGTGTAGGTTTTCTTTTTCTCCACAAATAGCACACGCTGTCTTCATACTTTCAGCTTGGTCTACAGATATTCCATATCTTTTCTGATATTTTGCATTTAGAGTCTGTCTATTATAACAAACCTTACAAGCAGTACTTCTTTTATCTTTAGTCGTATGATGTGGATGATATTCATCTAACGGCTTTTCTTCTAAACAACTAATGCACTGTTTCATATTATCCCTTTCAGAGGAGTTAATCAGGTGTTTGACCATTCGCACCTGAAACGAATTGAAAGCTCTTGCGAGTCGGTCTTAATCTTTCTCTTCGTATTCTACGTCACTAATTTCTATTTCGTCTATAGTTTCTATTGCTTCTACTTTAGTTTCACCTAATCCAGTAATGTTAATCGTTACTGCATTACGTTGTCCTTTAGCATCTTTCTCAAATAATGATGTGGGTAATAATCTATCCATACACATCTTGAGGCAAGCTACTTGATCTTTATCAGTATCATCTAAAGCCTTACGCAGTACAGTATCAATTACTTTTGTACCACTCGTTGATAATAATCTAGCTTTAAACTCTTGGATTCGTCCTGCATCACCTACTGGTCTGCCTACCTTGTTTCTTTTCTTCTTGCTCTGCACAAGTGATTTAGGAGGACGACCTCTCCTACGAGCAGGTGCTGGTTCTAAGACATCCACCTTAATAGGAGACAAATCCTGTAAATCTTGAGACATATATCCTTTACCTGCTAACGCAGAGAACAATTAATAAATGAATTTCTACTAATTAGTTTACTAAGTAGTCTTAAGTAGTTTTGGTTCTTTTTGTTTTTTACCTAGTTTGCTCTTAGTCTTCTTCTTAGTACAACTATTATACCATAACTTCTTAGATTTGTCAAGCTTTATTTTAACTATCTTCTTTGTTGTCTTCGATGCACATCTCCTGGGTATAGGGAAGCTGAGTTATGAACCCCTCTATAGGGAGACTAAGTGTCTACTCCTGCGGGTCTGGTGAGCAGAGCTAGTACATGTTCCGCAGTAACTACTCTGTCCCCTTTTATCTTCCTTTTAAATATAGACATCAGTAGCTATCTTCTTTTATTATAAGCCATTGATTACATTGAACATATTCCTACCTGGACATCTGCTTAAATATTAGGCAGTTTGCTTAATTATTAGGCAGTCTTAATTCTCCTTTTTAGGTGTTTGAGAGGCATCATAATTAAATACAGAGCAACTAAGCCCCCTCCCCCTATGCTATTGAGTTATCTATTTAATAATTGTGTAGTCAATCTGCTGAGTGTGAGAGTAATGCAACCA